CGCGCTGTCGCTCTCCAATGCTTCGGTGATGGTGATCTCATAGCCACAGGCGCAGCGTAACCCCTGCATAATCTGAGAGCATCTTGGGCATTCGTTGATGGCAGCTTCTTCTTTTTCTTTTTTCTCAACCTGATTAGTCTCTGAAAATTTCTTTTCATTCATATCCAGATCGGAAGGTTCCATCAGTCCAGCAAAACCGAAGCGCTTAGTGTTGCCTGCGTGATCCAGATAGATAGCGTATTCTTTGCTGTCATGGATTCGTTGGATGCGCCCTGCGCGTTGCTGGTAGGCAATCGCTGACTTCGTGGGTGCGCAGTCAATCAGCACCTTTGTCTGGGGCGAGTCATAGCCTACCCCAAGAAGTTTTGAGCAGGACAATATCTTGAACTCTCCAGCCTCATGCCCACTATAAAGCGTCTGCCGGTCCTTTTCCTTAGTGTACCCATCAATGTGTCTTGCCGGGATGCCAGCCTGATTAAACATCTCGACCAAATACTTGCTGTGCTTGATGCTTGGGCAGAAGGCGATAGTCTGGGCGTTCTCACCGTGAGCCAGCCAGTTCTTGATAATGTCCCCAGTGAGTCCTTCCTGTTCTTCTTCTGTGACCCTTGCCACATCGTCAGGATGGTAGTCGGATGAGCCTGTTTTGAGCGCTTTTGAGCGCAAACCCCTCACATCAATACTTCTGCCACCATAATATCTTACGGGCGCTAAATAGCCCTGTTTGAGCAGTTCTTGCTGGCTAACAGGCACAACCATGTCCTGCCACAGCAATCCCATGCCTTTAGCGTAAGGCGTGGCTGACAGGCCAACGTAGTACATTTTCTCGCCATCCCAATTCTGGATCATCTCAGTAATCTTTTTGCTGATGCTGTGGCACTCATCAACAATGCAAAGGCTGAAGTCCAGCTTGTCGTAGCCCCGTCTGGCGATAGTTTGCATCGAGCATATCTGGATGGGTGCTGCCGGGTTAGCGAGCCAGTGGTCGGCCTGCTGGACCCCGTAGTCAATGCCCCACTGGTCAAGCGCCTCAATGGTCTGGTCGATTAACTTGATGCGATCACAGAAGAATACAGCCCGTTTGCCAGAGTCCTGCGCAGACTTGAGCATATAGGCTGCCGTGTGCGTCTTTCCGAAGCTACAGCAAGCGGCCAGCAACACACGCTTGTTGCCAGCCCTGAAGCTCTGGCGGATCATATCAATCGCTTTGGTTTGATGCTCTCTAAGTTCCATAATCACTCCCGTTATTATGTATGCCAAGTATCCGTGTACGGATTGTAAAATTTATCAGGAACTTTCTCGAAGCTGTAAGCATCGTGGAAGATTGGTTTCATTACGCGGTTTCCAGCAATCATCTGCTTGCCAAGATTTTCCATTTTTGTCTGGTGCTGCTCCATCGTAATTCCCAGCTTTTTGCAATGCCTGCGCTGGTTTTCTCTTAACCTCTCAAGAATTCCGTTATCGTCAAAGTCTTGGAACATTAGTCAATTTCACCTGCAAAGTAAACACTTATATTTATAGCTGTAGCCATATTTAATTATTTCACCAAATTTTAGACGCAACTCTCCCTTTTCCCCTGAAGGGCCACCCGCGATAGCTACGAGTGATCTCCACCTGTCCGCCTTGGACAAAGCCGTTTCCGGCTGGTACTCAGTAGTCAGTCCAGCCTCACGCTGAATCTGTCCCCTGTCTGCTAATGCAGATAATGCTAACTTGCCTCACCATCTGGGCCTCCCTTTCGGGCTTCAGGGTCCTGTTGTCAGGGATCGACAGCGCAGGAATTTTTGTGATGGTTTGGTGTCGTCTTTCGACCGCTGATGTTCAGGCCAGCTTCCCATGAGCCATGAGTTACAGTCAGGCATTTGCCACACTGGTCAGTGGTGTATATAGGTAGATTTCGATTGAATTAACACAAGATGTTGTGTTGAGGCGTAAAAGGTAGGATAATTCACCCATGTCGGGTTTCCTATTTTTTCCTATTTGCTTTTCAATCGGAATTTAGGCATCCGTTAATGCCACCGACAACCACATCTTACACCGTTCTCCCGATGGTTGTAAAGTGCAAAGGGGCATTCTGGAACTCCCGCCAGTTTGCCCCTTTTTTTATGCAATCTTTTCTCGTCCGATAGCCTTATCAAAAGCCCTGCACTGTGGGCAGTACCAGCCGATCCGAGAAGGTCTGTAGCCGTCCTCAACTTCAGTATGTTTGATCACCTGTTGCGCTTGTGAACCGCACTGGCATGGCTTCACTTCCATCGTTTCATCCTTCGTCTGCATATTGAAATTATTCTCTGAAAATCTTTAATTGTGTAATTACGGGGGCGATTATCCTGCTCCAATTTTTCTAGTTTTTCAATACCGATCCTGATCACCAGTTGTTTTCTGTACTCGACAATATTCCCGCCCAGATGCCGATTACATTTTTTGCATTGGGCGTGTACATTATGGGTATAAAACTCAAGAGGCGCACTGCCTCTGGAGCGGTAGTGACCAGCATCGCAATCGCTACCATGCCCTGACAAGCCTATATAAGCCCCACAGGACACGCATGGCTTACCCCTGTCCCTTGCCCTTATGTACTCGTTAAACGCTCTCTGAGCGTCTTTCTGCCAGTCTGAGCGCGTCTTTAGCTTTTCTTTGGCAATACGCTTCTCTTTGCTGACTACTTTCTTGGCAAATCGCTTTGCCCGGTCAGTCTTCGCATACTCAGCCAAATGCTCAATAGAGCAAAAGGATTTCAGGCTGGAGATGATCGCATCAGTCTCTGGGATCTTCTTCCTGCACTGGGCGCAGCGTCTGGTTTTCATCGAGTTCCTTCAAAGCTAAAAAATACGGCCTAACAAAATTGCGGTAAAACAACACCTCAAGCGACACCAGCAGGTCATACTGTTCTTTAAGCTGCTGCCTGCTCATGCCCTCCAAGCCGTTCAGTAGCTGGTCTTTTGCCACATGAACCGCCTTCATCAAATCCTGCTCAATTTCCATGACTCTCTCCTATACCGCCACAAATGACATCTCAAATGATTCAAAATTATTTAAATCTTCAACGAACATATACCTGCAATCCACCTTCTCAACAAAGCCGTCAATAACGTCACCCTGACGCGCTACGAATGATTTCCTGCCACGCCAAAAGTCTTGCTTATCTTCCCAGCCCAGTAGCCAGATCCTGTCATCTGACAGGTAAGTAAACACATAAGTATCTGTGTCCTGATCTCGCTGCGACAGCGGGACACGGATCATGTAATTAGGTTTAGGTTTGCCAACTGACTTCTTGGTCTTGACATCAACCCGGCTACCCATAACCTCAAAGTCGTGGTCAAAGGAATCTTGGGCAACATAATCAAAGCCAAGCCCGGAATCTATCAGATACCGACCGAAGGCCAGCTCACCGATGGTCCCAGCTACCTGACCCTCCCCGCATTCTTTTATAGTGGTTTCGTTAAACTTTTCACCCGTTGCCATTTTCTCGGCATGCTGACGCCATTCTTGTTTTACGATGTAATCAATCATTACTCTCTCCCGGTAGGCCACGGCACTGACACGCCAAACTTCGTTGCCAGATGCCGATTCAAAACTTCATACACTTGAACCAGTTCAGATGTTGTTGGCTCGGTGGTTGATTCTTTTTCCAAGACCACCTTTTGAATAGGTCGCCACAGAAATTCTTTTGCTCGGTCTGCTGTCCACGGTATCTCCGCTTCAGGCTTCAGAGTTTTTTTCATATCCAATCCAGCTTCATTGAGTACGCCTGCCAAGTGCGCAAGCCATAGGTGTAAGGCGTTATTCTGAGCCTGACTGCGCTTCTTGCCGATTACCCATGTGAATGTCACATACTTGTGATCTTCAAACAGCTTTTCTGCGTATTCTAAGAACTGATCTTTTGTGAACTCGCTGTTCACCACCCATCTTCTCCCGGTCGTATCCATCTATTTTCCCGCCAAGTCGTATACAGTGATTTCCAGCGCATCAGCTATCTTCACTGCCAGTGATAACTTTACATCCCTGCTCTTGCTGACCCAGTGAAACCTCTGCTGTGACATGTTTAATTTTTCAGCCATGTAGGAATGCTTGATCCCCCTGTCTGACAATA